TCACGGCGAATCTCCCCGGCTCAGCTTGTCTGCCAGGGCGTCCGTCATGTCCGGATGCAGGGCCACATATCGCTCGATCACTGACGACGCATGCTTGATCGACCAGCCCATATGCGTGGCAATCTCCCTCATCTCCGCGCCCGCGTTCAGCAGCCGTGTCGCCGCCGTGCCGCGCGCATCGTAGAGCCGTAGCTCAGGCCGAATGCCGAGCTTCGTCCGCCACAGGGATACCGCGTCTCCGAGGTAGTTTGGGTTCTGGTAGGGTGCGCCTGCCTTGGTGGCGATGAAGGTCGTCTGCCCTTGTGGGGTAGCGTCGATGATGCGCCCCATCTTCGGTGTGACCGGAATCGACGCGAGCCGATTGCGCTTCGCTGTCATCACCAGCAGGCGGCGCCCCTTTGTGGTGTGCTGCACCGACGCCGGAGAGAGTGTCGCCAGGTCACCGGGCCGCAGCCCTGTCTCGGTCGCCACGGAGAGGATGCGCGCAATATGCGCCGGAGCCCCTGCCTCGAATGTTTCGATCTCCGCGTCGGTCCATAGGATTTCGGAGCGCTGCACTTTGTAGGTGGCGCGGATGCCGCGCAGGTGGTGGATCTGGATCATCCCGCGGTCAACGCCCCAGCTCACCAGCTTTTGCAGGGTGCGGATGCGGTCGTCGCCAACCTTCGGGCTGGCAATTGTGTCGCGCCAATCCAGAGCCGCCTTGCGGAAGCGAGCGTCATTCGCCGCACTGATGGGCGCGCCGCCGAACTTCGCGTCAACGCCGTTCGTTGGATGATATAGGTTCGTCTTGATGTCGCGCTGGGTGCGCTCGCCAAGCCCCTGAAATTCCCTGCTGTTGAGATATGCGAGAATGACAGCGCGGAACTTACCGTGGGCGCTGTCACCCTTTGGGGCTGCAGCTGCGAGGGCAGCGATGTATGCGGCCGATCCTTTCGGGGTGGTGCTATCCGACCGCCAGAAAAGCGGTGCGCCATTGCCTCGCCACGCGTAATGGTATTCGCGATACCCGCCGCCGACGATCTTGCGCCTGACCCTATGGATGCCCTTGAGGTCAATTTTTGGCATACCAGTCGTCAACTTCCTTCGCAGCGGTCGCCGGGGCGGCGGGGACTATTCGAATCATGTCGCGGGTGATCTCCACAATCGCAGTGGGGTTAACCTCCCGAACAGCCTTGAGCGTCCGCATCACCTGCGCTTGAGATAATGTAGATCCCCTCGGCATGGTCAGTCCTCCTTGCTCATAGCCGGAGCCTGAGCGTTGATCTCATACCAAGGATCGCCCTTCTCGGCGCCGCCATAGGTGTCGGTGTGCTTTTCTGGATCGAAGCCTCCGAGGATTTCACGCAGGATGTTGTAACGCACAGCAAGGTCAAACTTCTCGCAAGCATCGATGCCGACGTGCCCCTGCCACTCCTCCATGATGGCGAGGGCGAAGCCTTTGTAATTGGGTGCTTGCGTCATGGTCAGTCCTCCTTGGGTTCAGCGACAGGTGTGAGCCGCCCGGTTCCGACACTGAAGCGCTCGTTTATCTCCGCCTGCGCCTCGCGGATTTGGTCGTCGGGTATTTCGGGGTGGGGGTCGGCGGGAACGTAGCGAACGGCCTCGGCGGGGTATCGGGTGGTCGCCCAAGCGCCGAGGTGGTTGAGGTAGGGATTGCTACGCCAGACCATGATTTCGTCGGGCAGGGCGGCGGGGGTGATGGGGTGAATGGGCTTGGTCATGGGGCCTCTGCGAAAGCTGATGCTTTCACTGGGGAATTGCACTGACAGGACCGGACATGAGGCGACCAGATCACCTTGCATGACGGGCACTGCCAGCCCTGCAAGTGGTTCGGCAGACTGCCGGGGGTGGCATACTTAGCCATCTCTCGTATCGAAGTGTCGTCCATTCCGGTTGCTAGGGGCATTGTTCTCTCCTTCATTCTCTCGTGTTCAGGTGCGCCCAGATCGCTGGGCTATCTGGACTTGGACGCGAACAGCATGATCCGCTCTTCGACATGCGGGACGGTGCCCTCGTTGAACATCTGCACTGCCTTCTTCGGGTCGCGGTCCATTGCGACCAGCAGGAGCGTGGCGATGGTGTGGTCTAGGGTGATCAAAACCTGCGCCCGATCCTTCACCGGATCACGCCCGTCGAGGATCACTTTCGCCGCCTCAAGGGCCAGCTGGCTGTCGCGGGACGGTTGGTTCATGCCATGGCCTCATAGGCCGCGTCTCGTGGGTCATACTCCGTCCAATCGGTCGCCAGTTTGTCGGCGTCCGGAACGCGGTCATTGAACGGGACCGGATGGTTCTTGTTATATTTCACTGATGGGTTCGACGTGCGGTATATTGCTGATCGCACATGGCAAATTGTTTTAGCTTCTTCGTAGGTCATGGCCTTCCTTTCGGGGTTCATTCTCTCGTGTTCAGGTGCATCCAGATCGCCCAGCCGATCAGGCCGACGAACAGGGCGGCGACGGCTCCGATGACCCACCACCACGACACGCCAGAGAGGCGGGCAACGGCGATGGACGTGAGCGCTACGGCGAGGCCGGTGTATTCGGTGCGGTCCATGTCAGAGGCGGATGGACTGCGGCTCAAGTTCCCGCACATCTGCTTCGTGCGAGAATAGGATCGTATCGCTGTTGGGCCTCACAAAGCTGACCGAGTTGCCGCCCGCGTGTTCGACGAGATAGGCGGGTTCGCCCAAGACCTCGATCATCCGCCCCGCGCCGGAGGGCGCTGGCACTTCGCTGATCGGCCCTACGACTTGCAGGAAACGCTTAAAGTCCATTCCGCCGGTCGCTCTTTGCATCGCGTCGAAGGCGCGCATGCGGGCTTGGTTTTTGTTGCGCGCGTAGAATGTCGCCTCGCCCCATCCTGTCACGCTCACGCGGTAGTTCTTCAAAACGAACGACATTTCCATTCCTCTCAATAAATCGCGCTCCAGATCACCACGGGCAGGATCACCCAGAGGGCTATGCCGATGACGGTGCCGGGGATGATCCACCAGCCGGGCGGGAAGCGGGGGCTACGCAGCAAGGCGAGCCTCCACCCAGTTGATCCAGTCCACATCGTCTCCGTATTCCTCGCGCCACAGGAAGGGCTGGCGGTGGAGCGCGATCTTGCTGGTGTCGAAGTTGCCCTGATGATGGCCCTCGCAAAGCGGGATCGCCTTGCTGTCGGGTGTCTTGATCGTCTGGAAGCGCCCGTGGATCGTGTGGTGCACCTGCGTCGGGGATAGCTGAGCCATGCCCCATTCCCAGCAGATCACGCAGGGCAGAGACGCCACGCGCGCCAGATGGCCGGGGTCTTTGCTGACCTTCTCGGACTTCTGGTATATCGGGCGATTGCAGAGGTTCATGCTGGCACCTCATCGCGAAAGTGGATGCCGTTTTCAGCGCCCCACGACATGATGAATTCGATCAGCTCGCTCATCTGCTCTTTGCTCATCTTCGAGCTGCGAAAGCCGACTGGGAAAGGCTCGCCAGCTAGGCCCATCTCGAATTGCGAGGCATGGCCGCAGGCGTTCATGAACAGCGCCTTCCAGAGGTCCGGCGACTTCCGGTGGCCCATGTGCATGGCCTGCCGGGATACCTCTGTCAGCATCGCCCACAGGCGGGCATTCTGCGGAATCGTGCGGCCCGGCTTCTTGAACGTCACCACGGTGGCGTGAGGGGCGTTCTGCACCCACGCGGCGGCCTGCTGGCGCTCTGCTGGGGTCTTTAGGATGACGGTCGGATTAGCCATGTGTCGTCTCCATCTGCGCCTTGAGCGCGTCCTTGTGGGCCTCGATCTCTTTGTCCCGCTTGGCCCCGTCGCTCAGGTTGTCCCACGCCCGACGCAGTGCTTCGATGTCGGGTGCTTCGGTCAGGCGGTCCATGACGAAGGTGCGGCCGGCGGGGGTGAGCATCAGGCAGCGTCCGAGCGGGTGGTGAACTGGCTGGCCTTCTTCTCCAGCACCTCTTTTAGCTCCAGCGCGTCGGCCTTGTGGTGCGCCCAGAACTCGCGAAGCGCTTCCTCATTGCGCACCCGGAACTTCATCACCTCCTCCGGGTCAGCGGCGCGAACGAACTCCATCACCCGATCAAAGACCGAGCCCATCGGCACTTTCTCCAGCTTCATCGCGTCATCGAAGACCATCATCACGCCAGCACCGCCAAGCCGTGACAGTCGCTCCTCACGCTCCAGTGTTTGCAGCGTCTCCGAGGCGGTGGCTGTTGCTTCCAACTGGTGCATTTCCTCTTCGGAGTAGATGCTTCCGAACTGATCGGGCCACCCGGCGCGGAGCGCTTGGCTCTCGGCACATTTGGTGATCATCACCACGGGCATGCGCGCCCAGTTTCCGGTCGGGTCCAGCTCGACCTGACCCGTGGGGACGCGCCGCCCCTCTTCCTTGCGGTATTCCCACTTCTCGCGGACCGGGGCGAACTCATCCCAGAACGCCTCTCCGATCACCGGATACCACTCGCCGCGGTTGTCCTGCTTCCAGAGCCGGACGGTGGCGCTGACGATGCCCTTAGGGTTGGTCGGCCCCTTGAGGTCCGCCTCATAGGTGATCTGCGCGGGCTCGCTTGCGGGTCGGTAGTCACGGCAGCGCTGCGCGAGAACGCGGAGCCCGTCGCGAGACACGATGATCGACATCTTGCGCTTGGCCGCGTTGTCCTTCGAGTAGACCACCGCATGGATTTGCTTGCGGAAGGGGTCCAGCTGGTAGGACTTGCAGGCCTCCAGAAACAGATTGAACTCGGTGTCGTCCGTGTCCTTTGCGACCGTCTGTTTGATGGTGCGCAGCTGGGCGGGGGTGAAGCCTGCGATAGAGGGGGATATTGCGGTCATTAGAGCCTCCGAATTTTGAGGGACGTTGTGCCGTTGCTGGCGGTGACGCCGGGGATTGCATCGCCGTTGTCGAAAGCATCCTTGAGCGCCTTGCGGTCCAGCACTGGGTCAGGGCGCTTCCAGAATTCCACTGGGATTGCGGCCTCATCGGTAATGAGGGGCTTGCTCGGTAGCTGAGACACGGTGAGCGTGGCGCTGGGGAGACGCAGCGACTTCATATCTGCGATGACCAGCGCCTGTTCGATCAGGCCACGGATGCGCTCCATCCTCGCCTCTACTCGCTTCCGGCGCGCTGCGAAGGCAGCCTCCTTCTCTTTCAGCCCGACCTTCATCACCTCACACTCATCAATCTCGGCAAGCGCGGCACCGATAGCCTCAAGAAGGCCGGTTTCTCCCTCGACCATATCTTGGGTCAGGGTTTCGTCGTCGGAGCCAATCTCCGCGATCAAGTCACGCGCTGCTTCGGCGTGTCGGCGCAAGCGGGGTTCGTCACCGTTGTCGAATTTAGGATGTGCGTTCATCACTCGCTCCTTTCGAGACGGGTTGCGTTGTGGTCGCTCATGGCGCCGTAGATCGCGTGACCAGCGAATGCCGCTTGCAGGGAGACCAGCACGACAAACACGACGAACCAGCCGTTGTAGTCGGTGCGGCTCAGCCAGTTGCGCACGGCGCGCGTCAGGCGTCGGGCAGGGCGGTCACGGTCCATTGGTCGGGACTGGGCCTGATAGGTGCGCACGGTGGTTTGGGCGCGGCTCAGGTGGCTGGCGGCTTCGTCGCGGTTGCGGCGGTCAGCGGCGTCCAGCATGCGGTCGCGCTCTTGCTCCAGCCAGTTCTCGGAAAGCATCGCCATTGTCAGGCTCCTGTGGGGTGTCTGGGTGCCCCGGCGCGGGAGGAGGATGCGCCGGGGCTGGGGGTGCCGCTACATGGGAGGGACAGCGGCACGTCTGGGTGTTACTCAGCGGCGTAGAGGGTGATATCCGCGTGTCCGCATTCATCGTTCCAAGCCTTCGCGGCGGCGGCTTCGGCCTCGGCAATCTCGGACTTGGGAACGATGCGCGTTGCCAGCATCCGGGATAGGGTCAGGCCGCCAAGCTGGACGCTAACCAGATCGGCGAAGGTGTCGCGCTCATAGCCTCGGCTCTCGCCTGTGGTCGTTGGCTCGGCCCGTGCCACGCTGCTGCGGATCTTGAACGTGCCCATCCCGCAAACCGTGCCGGTGTCGGCGGCGAACTCGATATCGGTCTGGTAGGTCTCCATCAGCGCGCCCACCCTTGGAGGGTCACGCGCTCCGCCAGCAGGGCAGCTTCGTTGACCGCCTCACGAGCGCAGTGGCACTGGCTCTCGTGCGGCCAGAGGGTGACGCTGAAATCACTGCCGTGGTTCTTGACGATGCGAGCGCCGCAGAACTCGGTCTTGTCGTTGTTGGCGAGGTCTACGAGGGCATCCAGCCACTGCTCGGTGACAGGGGGCACGAGGGTGCCCGTCAGGGTGTTGGGATCGATGCGCATCACTTGACCTCCACGACAAAGCGGAGGGCGGCCAGAGCGGCGGCGAGGTCATCGCGGGTCTGCTTTGGGGTTTGCATGAGTCTCTCCATTGGCTGGTGCCGATGGATATGAACGTAGCGAATATCGCTACCTGTGGCAATACCTAATGTAGCTTTTTTCGCTACACGCAGCGCAGACGTCGCCAACCCCTAGCCCACACACGAAAAACCCCGCGCGAGGCGGGGCGATTCTGAGGGGGTATGGCTTGTTTAGTGGGTAAAGGGGCCAGATCGGCTTGGGGGTCTTACGGCCCGACTTGCGGATGACGCCAACTGCCGATGCCGAAGAACGAATGGGCGCGCATGTCTTCGACGGTGATCCGGCTTAGCGCCTCGATCACGGCCCGGTTGATTGCTTCATCTCGCTCGCTCATGCCGCTGCCGCAACGCTGTCAGCCAGCTTGTCCAAGATCTCTTTGATCGCATTGGCGAGGGTGATGACTGCACCCCGCACTTGATCAGGGCGAACCATGGGGAAGACCAGAGCGCCCTCATCGATGGTCACTCCATAAGTCGCGGCTTTAGCGCTGGCGGCTAATCGGAAGTCCGTTGCGCAGACCCCGGCTCCTTCCGCGTCCGCTAGCGCCCTGCCATCGTCGGTGACGGTGAAGCCGTCGCCAGCGGGCAGGACTGTAATGCGCACCGCGTTCCCGCCTAGCGTGATCAGCGGCATATCGACAACCCAGCCTTGGTCGGTCGAATGACAGCCGGTGAGGTCGTCAAGGTGCGGGAGGCCGAGTGCCACCTCATCTCGCGCGCCTTCACGGGGGTTCGTTCGCTTCTGCATCCTTAACCCTACGGCCTCTTAGTTTACGGGGTGACCCCAACTTCCATCAGCTTCGTGATGACAATCAGCGCTCCGCCCACGATGGACATCAGGACCGCCATTCCGGGGTAACCCGGAAGCATGCTGATCTTGCCTTCGAGCTTGCCAACGATACCCTTGAGGTCCGAAATGCCCTTGCCAACCTGATCGAGCTTGTCCTCCGATCGATCCAGGCGTCGTTCAATGGCTTCCAGTCGATGTTCCATAGTGCCGCCACCTCCTCCTCCACCATATGGCGTGGATTCAGGTCTGCGCAAGCCTTCCTGATAGGCGCTTAGCATCTCCTCGGGAGAGCGGTTCCGCCCTGTGGCATCTCGGACATTACTCATCCTTCCCTCCATTATTGATCATGGGGGTTTCACCAATAATGCGCCCGCTCGCGTAGACGTGACCGGCGACCTCAAGCGCGTTTCGCATGTGCTCGAAGGCTTTATCCTGCTCCTCGGAGCTTTTCTGGTGAACGCCAAGGCTTTCGATGATCATAATCACTGAGGCGCTTAGCCCGTGCCTTAGGATGCGCACTTCGCGCTCCAAAGCTTCGATCCGCTCTTGATCGGTCATATCACCTCCCTACGGCTGCTTAGCCCCAACCCACACCACGCGACCGATCACACCTTGCGCGCCATCTCGGCGGGCCAGTGCAGGCGGACGCGAGCCGCCCACCGAAGCCTTACATCCCACTTGGTTATTGCGCCGGGGTTGATCGATATCAGGTGGAACAGTCCCGGTTCGCTGCCCGGCTTAACCTGCTTTACCCATGCCATGCCGTCTTCGTCCTCGCAGACGCACCGATGGCCGATTACATCGTCAGGCACACCATCTGACGTGTGCCGGGTATAGAACAGAAGGTCGCCAGCGCTGTAGACAGGCTCCATGCTGTCACCTTCGACCTCCACCGCCACAACCCCGTGTGTCGGCAGACCCGCCGGCGCTTCGACCTGAGGGCCGTCGCCTTTCTCATAGGCATCGACCAGCGGCACCTGCGCACCCGCGCCAACCAACCCAGCGATTGCAATCGTCGTGGGCTCTACCAGTCGATTGGGCAGCGGGTGCTTTGTAATTTCGGAGATTGCCAGCAGCTCGCCAGCCGACATGTCGCGCTTGCCTAGCGTCATCTTGTTGACGGTAGAGCGATCCACCTTCTTGGGGACGATCCCATTCAGGGCGTCAGCCAGAGAGGCTTGCGACATGCCCGATGCGGACAAGGCGTCTCGGAGCCACTTGGTGATGCGCTCACTGGATGGGATTTGCTCGGTCATATCGGCGGCGAGCATATCTGTGGCGCCCCAGATCATCTGTAACGAAATTCGCTACAAGGTATCTTGCGTGACGTAGCCAAAATCGCTACAACTGACGTATGGAACCCGCAAACAGCATCATCACGGCCCTCGGAGGCCCTACCGCCGTCGCCCGCGCGATCGGCGTTCACCGGACCCGAGTGTCCATGTGGAAGGCCCCTCGCGAGAAGGGGGGCACCAACGGGATCATCCCGCACTGGCAGGTGCCGAAGGTTCTCAAGATGGCCGAGGAGATCGGTGTTCCGCTGTCCCGTGAGGATTTCGCGCCGATGCCCCAAGGGGCCGCTCGTCAGCACCACCCTGCCGCCTAACCACCATGTCCAACGCTCTGCCATGCACAAACGATGCGGCAGCGCGGGCCAATCACCAAGCGAACGAGGTTTCTATGAATTACAGCGGCCCCGCACGATGCGCCCTGTTCCGTCAGCTTGTCGAGGATTTCGGCGGCTATGACGCAGCAGCGGAATACCTCAAGTGTTCTAAAGGCACGATCTCGAAGATGGTCCACGGCATGGCCACCATCGGATGCGAGCACTTCGGCCCGCTTGAGGATGCCCTTGGCCGCGCCCCGATCACCCGGCTCATGGCGACCCGCAGCACCCTAGTGGACCGCGAGACCCGCGCAGAGGCGGAACTGTTCCTCACCGCAGCCAAGGAGAGCGGCGAGCTTATTCAGGCTCTCGTGGAGTGCCTCACCGGGTCGAACAAGGGCAAGGCCGAGGTCATCAAGGAAGGCCGCGAGGCGCTCGACGCCATTGGCGCGCTGCTGAGCCAAGTCGAAGCGGGGCCGGATCAATGACCCGTGAATACGTCCCCTTTGCTGAGCGCATGAAGGTCATGGGGCCGATGTTCCTTGCCGGTCGGTCCCGCACAGAAATTGCCGAAGCCTGCGGCGTTACAGCGGCTTGTGTGGATGGGGTGAAAAAGAGGGCGGTCGAGGCGGGCAGGCCGGTCGGCTACGGCGATCTGGCCAGATCGATGAGCGCGCAGGACGCCAGCTTCCGCAAGTGGGTTATTGACAACACCCCGGAAGGCTCGGCCCCCGCTGATTTCCTGACCGCTATCGCCCTCGACGTCTATCACGAGGAGGTGGACGAATGAGGAAGGCAAACAAGTTCGGCGCAATCGCGGTCACCGTGGATGGCATCCGGTTCGACAGCATGCGCGAGGCCCGCCGCTGGGGGGAGTTGCGCCTGATGGAGAAGGCTGGCGAGATCCGCAACCTTCGGCGTCAGGTGCGCATCCCGCTAGAGGGCCGCAACGGCCCCATCGCTTTCCAGCCCTCCGGTCGCAAGGCGGTCTATGTCGCAGATTTTGTCTACGAGGATAGCCGCCTCGAATGGGCAGAAGTCATCGAGGACAGCAAGGGCCACCAGACCCCAGATTTCAAACTCAAGCGCGCGGTTCTCGCCGCCCAAGGTGTGGAGATTGTCCTGACATGATTGCACTCGATCAAACCAACACCGCCCCCGCCACCGGGCTAGGGCATAACGAGCGCTCCTATCGTCTGGACGTGCTGGCGGGCGAGGCTCGCAAGGGTCTGGAGAGCGTCGAGCGCGGCGAGGAGTTCACCATCGGCGGCTGGCTCGCTTATGGGTTCGCCTTGAATGAAGGGCGGGCACTCCACCCTGGTGATCGCGAGTTCGGAGAATGGGTCGCGGTGTCACAACTTGATACACCGGATCGGATGGACCGCGCAGCCGCCATGTGGGCCGCAGCCAATGCCGACCAGTTCGAGGAGGCCCGACAGCGCGGCAACCCCCGGACCATCCGGGGCATCCACGCCAAATGGAAAGAGATTGAGGCGGAGCGCGAAGCCGAACGCCTTGCCGGTGAGGCCAGCCAGCGCAAAGCCGAAGAGCAGGCGGCGGCGCAGGATCGGGCAGAGGCGGCCCGGAGCGAGGTCACGGCAAAGGTCGAGGCCGAGGGTGTGGCTCTCAAGGCGGCTGCATCCGAGCAGGACGAGGCCGCCAAGCGCGCCGCCGAAGAGCGCGCAGCGAAGGCCACCGAAGAGCGGGAGGCCGCCGAGGAAGCCGCCAAAGAAGCGGCTCAGGCGGTAGAGCAGCAGGCAGCGGAAACTCCGGCGCAAGAACCGGACCCGCATGCCGCCGCTCGCAAGGACATTGCCAAGCTATCGCGCGAGGGGCTGGAGGACGAGGTGATCGGCCTGCGCGAAGAGAACGCCGAGCTGCGGAGCCGGGTTGCCGCGCAGCGTAGCCAAATAGCAGACCTCAAGGCGCAGGTGCATGAGCTTACCTCCAGCGAGGACACAGGCCGCAAGATCGGCAACCTCCAGCGCCGGATCTCCGTTTCCGAGGGGCGATCCAAAGAGCATCAGGCGGCGGCTGCGCGCCTCCAGCGTCAGGTCAATGCGCAAAAGGCGGAGATCGCCAAGCTGCGCGGTGAGCGGGAGGCGGTCTGATGCTGAATTTTACCGAGCCCAAAGAGATCAACCTTCGCCCCTATCAAGCCGACGCTATCGAGAACCTGCGCGCGGGCATCCGTGGCGGTAAGCGGCGGCTTCTGCTCTGCGCGGGCACTGGGGCAGGCAAGACCCTGACCGCTGCGCACCTGCTGCACGAGGCCGCGCGCAAGGGCAGCTACGCGCTGTTCATCGTCGACCGGGTGGCGCTGGTCGACCAGACAAGCTCGGTGTTCGATGAATACGGCATCCAGCATGGCATCGTGCAGGGCGTCAATGAGCGCTGGATGCCCAATGAAAACGTGCAGGTCTGCTCTGCGCAGACGTTGGCGAAGCGCTCGCTCCCCCGCGACCCCGCGCTGATCGTCGTCGACGAAGCCCATTGTTTTGCTCCAGGCACGAAAGTCTCGACGCCGCATGGCGACGTTAACATCGAGAGCCTGACAGTTGGCGACCAAGTAATGAACGCTTTTGGCGCAGGGACCGTCACTAACGTTTTTAAGCACTCCACCCAAAAAGACATTGTGAGGGTAATCTTCGATGACGGAACCGAGATCGAATGCACCGCTGACCATCGATTCTTTACCGGCAACTCATGGGTGCAGGCCCGGCTCTTGGATGGAGAGGGCGCGGTCAGCATCGAAGGTATGCCCGACCTGTGGGGATACCTTTCGACCGAGGATCAGCCGAACCGCGAAGGGGAGCTGGTTGGCGGAGCACGAGGCGTATTGGCAGAGGCGAGTGTGTTGCTCGCAGAGTTGCTCGAAGAAGCTGAAGAACCCGATGCACCAGAGGGCCTCGCGAGAGAAAATGGCCAAGAGCTTGCGGGAGATGGGCTTTGGTCCATCAGTCCAGGGCGGCAACGGGAGGGGCTTAACCAAGCCACAGGCAGCTCTGCTGGGGGTGCTGGGGGATCGATGGATCGCAGAACTTGTAGTGCCCACCGGGCAGCGCAAAGCTGGTGGTCTTCCTTCGCACTACAAGATCGACCTCGCACTTCCCGAGGAAATGATTGCCCTGGAAGTGGATGGGGGGTCGCACAACTCGGAAAGGATCAAGGAAAGGGACGCGAGGAAGGACGAATTTCTTTCCTCAAAAGGGTGGTCAGTGTTCAGAGTGTCGAACGAGAAGGCCTTAGCGATGTGTTCAACATCGAAGTCAGCGGACACCCTTCTTACTTCGCTAATGGGGTTTTAGTTCACAATTGTCAGTATAAGGCGACCCTCGACTACATGGCGCGCCATCCGCAGGCCGTGAAGATCGGGCTGACCGCCACCCCGTTTACAAAGGGCATGGGCGACCACTGGGATGATGTGGTCAATGTGATCCCGACGCGCCGCCTGATCGAAGACGGGTTCCTGATCGAGCCCAAGATCTACATCGCGAAATCCCCCGACGACGCCGATCTTGGCCTCAACAGCTATGGCGAATTTTCGGATAGCAGCGCCTCGACCGCAGGCATCCAGATCGTCGGCGACGTGGTGCAGGAGTGGATGACCAAGACGACCGAGACCTTCGGCGGGCCGGTCAAGACCATCGTATTCTCGCCGACCGTGGATCATGGGCGCGAGCTGTGCGCCGCCTTCTCCGCCGCAGGGTTCAATTTCCAGCAGATCAGCTATCTCGACCGCAGCGACGAAGAGCGCGCGGAAAAGATCGCCGAATTCCGCCGCCCCGACAGCATCATCGACGGTCTGGTGTCCTGCGGGGTGCTGACCAAGGGGTTCGATGTGCCAGACGTCAAGTGCGGCATCTCCTGCAAGCCCTATCGCAAGAGCCTGTCGAGCCACATGCAGGAGATCGGTCGCGTCATGCGCTCGCATGCCGACAAGGATGCTGCGCTCTGGCTGGATCACTCCGGCAATATCGAGCGCTTCGGCATCGACATGTTCGACGTCTGGGATCATGGCGTCGGTGATCTGGATCACTCGACCAAGCGCGACAGCAAGCCCCGAGAGCGCAATGAGCAGGTGCGCGAAAAGGTGGTGTGCCCCGAATGCAGTGGCGCGCTGCGCGGCAACCTCTGCATGTCCTGCGGGTGGGAGCGCCCCGCGCGGTCGGGCGTCGTCAATGTCGCGGGCGAGATGGTCGAGTTCAAGCCGAGCGATTTCAAGATGCAGCCCCGCGCCGGTCTGCGGGCTGAGTGCCTGTCCGATCCTCGCAAGGTCTGGGACGCCGCTCTCGACTACACCATGGCGCACACGTCCAAGGGTGAGCAGCATGCGCGCAAATGGGCCTATGGCGTCTTTCGGGGCGTGTATCCCAGCGACAAGCTGCCGTTTGGCTGGTTCGACGCCGCGCCCGCCGCGATGGTCGATCCCTCCGCCTCCGCACTGGTCGAGCGCGAGATCAAGCGCTTCCGCAAGGGCAGCAAGCGGGGGGCAGCATGAGCTATCACGACGCCATGCGGAGCGCCTGCGAGGCCGTGGGCATCCAGCCCCCTCGCCGGATCGTGCCGGGCCGCTGGATCAAGTCCGCCGTGGTCGGCAAGTCCGCAGCCAATACCAGCGGGCGGGTGATGATCGACCCCGACGAGCAGGGTGGCGTGGCTTACAACTGGACCACGGGCGAGCATCAGCGCTTCCACGTGGGCGGTGCCCCGGCAAACGGCCGATCTGCCCCCAAGCGCGACCCGGAGGCTGATCGCCGCCAGCAGGAGGAGCGCCGCGAGATCGCCGCGACCTGTGAGCGGATCGTGCGCGCCTGCCGCCATGAGCCGCACCCTTACCTCGCAGCCAAGGGCTTCCCGGATGAGCTTGGTCTGGTGATCGATGACGTGCGTGCGGCCCTGCCCGACAACAAGCTGGGCGAGCGTTTGGCGTCAGCCCTGCCGGAGGGCGATGGCCCACTGCTGGTCGTGCCGGGGCGCATCGCAAAGGCGGTGACTACCGTGCAATTCATCACGGTTGATGGCGCAAAGAAAAACATCCTCGGCGGCCAGATGAGCGGAGCGGCCCACAGGATCGCCACAGGGCGCGAGACGTGGGTGTGTGAGGGCATCGCCACCGCACTGACTGTCCGGGCCGCTCTGCGCCTGCTGGGGCGCTCCGCAACCGTCCTGAGCGCATTCTCCGCACATAACGTCTGCAAGGTCGCCTCCGGCCTGACAGGCAGCGTGGTTGCGGCTGAGAACGACAAGCCGCTGGAGCAATTCGGCGGGATGGGCACTGGCGAATACTACGCCCGCAAAGCTGTCCGCACATGGTCCATGCCGCCCGCCTTGGGTGACTTCAATGACATGCACGAGCAGGACGGCCTGCGGGCTGTCGCGCTCCACTTGCGGAAGGTTATGCCGCCATGACCCAGCATCGAAGCCCGGCGCGTCGTCCGGGCAACCTCAGGCAGGGAGCGCATCGCTTCCACCTGAGCGGCATGGGGCAGGCAAGGCTCCGGTGCGCCGCCGCAAGCGCGCGACATAGGCCCTCCACTAGTAGCCCCCGCTGTGACTGGCGGATGCGAACGGGCCAAACGACGCCAGAGTCTTGCCCACATAGGACGCACCCCGATGGAGGTGCAGCCGCCCACATCTCTCCATCAGGGGGTGTGACGCGGTGCCGCCAGGCCCCCGCATGGGGGGCGAAGAGACAGCCACGGATCGACCGCCTGACCCCGATCCAGCGCATACGAGCGCAAGCTGCCCTGATGGTGTGTGACTGCATGTCCCAAGACGTGACGGTTGGAACACGCTTCGTCCCGGCGACGGGCGAAGTGTGTCCAGCAGAACCCATCCGCTCCGGTTGGAACAAGGAGATCAGAATGACGAAGCGAACGATTACCCGAAAGGCGCGTCAGGCCGGACGCGAGGAGGCTGTGAGGCGCGCAGGAGAATTACGGCATCTCGCTCGAGACGTTCGGATCAATGACGACATTGGCTCGCATTTTACCCTGTGGATGAACGGCGAGCAGCGCGTCGAATGGTGGCCCGGCGCGCAGCACTGGCGCCACAACGATCACGACCTTTACGGAAACTGCGATGAGTTCATCGCGTGGCTGAACAACAGTGGAGAAGGACAGCAACATGGTTAAACGGCTCACAGCGAAAGTCGGTGAATACGAAAAGGACGGTCAGACCAAGGGTCGCTATGTCGATCTTGGGGTGATCCTCTCCAATCAGAATGGCGAATTCATGCTCCTCGATCCAAGCGTGAACCTTGCTGGCGTCCTGATGCAGCAACGCATCTTGGGGCAGGCGAAGGGGCAGAAGGCGAGTGATCGCGTGATGGTTTCGATCTTCGACAATGACCGCCAGCAGGGCGGACAGTCGAATGGCGGCTATCAGGGTGGCGGCCAACAAGGGGGTGGATCGCAGGGCTACGGCGACCACCGCGACATGGACGACGAGATTCCGTTCTAATGCAAGGAGGCGCAGCGATGAACACTTTCGCACCCGTAGAGATCCCCGTCGATCTGGAGGTCGGCGCGACCTATCTGGGCACTCGCCGCTGGCTGGCATGGTATACGATCTGCAATGGGCAGGAGCAGCTGGGCAAAGTCTACTTTACACGAGAGGCGGCTTATAAGGCCGCCATCTCATCCGGGGAAGCTGCCATTGCGAAGCGAGACGCCGCGCGGCATTGCCAAGGGCTGAGCGCATGAGCGTCTGCCTCAAATGGATCACCCCCGACGCCGAGCGGGTCATCGTGGACTGCGCGCGGGTATCGTCTGATCCCAACGCGCACCACGCGAGCGACGACCGCCTGATCGGCTATCTGATCCGCAATGCGCACTGGTCGCCGCTGGAGATGGCCAACGCCTGCATCCAGATCCGCACGACGCGCGACATTGCTCGGCAGATCCTCCGTCACCGCAGTCTGGTTTTTCAGGAGTTTAGTCAGCGGTATCAGGACGTGAGCATCTTGGGCGACCCCAGCTATCGGGAAGCCCGGATGCAGCACCCGACCAACCGGCAGGCCTCGACCGCCTGCGAGGATGGCGCTCTGGCGACGTGGTGGGATATCGAGCAAGAGCGGGTATGGACCGCCGCTGAGGGCGCCTATCAGCGCGCGCTACAAGCCGGGGTGGCCAAAGAGGTGGCCCGCGCCGTGCTTCCCGAGGGGCTGGCTCCGACGCGGCTCTATGCCAATGGCACGATCCGCAGCTGGGTGCACTTCGTCACGCTGCGCGAGGGCAATGGATCGCAGCCTGAGGTGCAGGAGATTGCCCGTCAGATCGGCGACATCCTCGGGCATCACCTGCCCGCCGTCATGGCTGGCGTGAGGGAGGCGGCATGACCCAGCTCGCCCACATCATCACCGCCCACCACCGGGGAGAGACACCCGAGCAGATCGCCACATCCCTGCGTCTTTCGTCGGAGCATGTGCGCACCATCGTTGCCGACCTGCGGGCCGGGGGCGTCATCGCAAATGAGGCATGGATATTGGAAGGAGACACAGCATGATCGTGGTGTGGTTTTCATGTGGGGCCGCCAGCGCCGCCGCGCTCAAGCTCACACTAGAGCGATTTCCCGGCGAGGATGTTCGCGCGGTCAATCAGCCTATCGCGGAAGAGCACCCAGATAATCGCCGCTTTTTGCGCGACGTGGCGGAGTGGTGTGGGGTCGAAATCGAGGAATTTACAGGATCAAAATATCCGGCAGCGTCGGCGGTCGATGTCTGGGAGCACCGCAAGGCGATGGTGTTTCCCCACGGCGCCCCATGCACGGTCCATCTCAAAAAGGACGCCCGGCGCGAGTGGGAGGTGCTGCACAAGCCAGACCAGCACGTATTAGGGTTTACCGCTGAGGAAAGGGATCGGCATGCTCGGTTTACACTCACAGAGCGTGACAACGTGATCCCGGTGCTGATCGACGCCGCCATGACCAAGGGCGACTGCGGCGACATGATCCGCGCGGCTGGCATCAAGCTGCCAGAGATCTATGACCATGGCTTCCCGAACGCCAACTGTCTCGGGTGTGTCAAGGCGACCAGCCCCACCTATTGGAACCATCTCCGCCGAGAGTTCCCAAAGGTGTTCGCGGAGCGGGCCGCGCAATCCCGACGCCTCGGAGCGCGACTTGTGCGGGTCGATGGCGAGCGCATTTTTCTCGACGAGCTGCACCCGGCGGCGCGAGGCGAGCCCATGTGGCAGATGCCTGCCTGCTCACTGTTTTGCGAGGAGTGGACGGCCCCCTCAGCCGCGCCCCAACTGGAGACTGCCCAATGACCGACACCACGACCGACGACCTGCGCGACCTCGCCGACCGCATCGCAGACGGCACCGCGACCGAGATCGACTTCCACGCCGCGATGCACTCGATCGACGCTCGGATCTGCTACGGAGCCTATACCGGCCTGCTGGACTGCGTGACGCTGGTCGAGCAGCCCCGCCACCGGCACGACCTCACCCGAGAGGTGCACCACGATGGCGAGCGCGTCTCCGTCCACTGGCACAGCCGGGCAGATCCCGGCATCGCCTCAGCGCAGGGCACCGACGAAGCCCGCACACGCCTGCTGGCCGCCATCCGGGCGATGATCTGGCTCGCAGACCAATAAGCAAAGCACAAGGGGACAGCATATGGGCAAACAGAACCGGACAAGCCTCGCCACCATGCCGTGGGATATGGGGCCGATCACACTGGCGATCTTGGGGGATGTGCCTGAGGTCGTGCGCCACTTTCGGCAGGACCTGAGGCTCGACGCCGATCTGCGCGCCAGCGTCAATCGGGTCGTATCCGCGCCAAAAAAGAGCGCTGACCCCAAGGAGCAAGCCAAGCTCAAGCGAGCGGAGGCGCGGGCCCGTGAGGCCATCGTGCGCTGGATGCGGAGGCATGGCTACCAGCCCGCGATTGAGCCGGTGACGATCACGGACCCAGAGACAGGGCGCAGGACCAACCCTAACGGCGTCAAGCGCGCCCGGCGCATCTGCTGGTATGAGCGCTACCAGCGGCTAGGCAAGCTCACCCCGCGCCAATCCAAGGCGGCTGAGGCCTTGTCGCTTGCATGGGAGCGGACACAGCGCAGCGCCCCGGCCATCAAGGCGGTTAACGTGGACACCTCACCCAAGCCCGATGCGAATGTCGCCATACTGGTGGACCGCATCGGCGGGTATCATGCCATCGCCCGGCACGTCTCCCGCGCAAGCCGTGCCTATATCGATCATGTGGTGCTCGCCAACCGATCAATCCGCTCGATGCCCGGATGCACAGGGGGCAGAGCAGAGGCCCGATACCTCGCCCGCCTTGCAGAAGGATTGGACGATTTGGCCGATATGTTGCGTCTTTAGTTGACGTGGCCACTAAACTCGGGCAAATTCACATCATCGCAAGAGATGACAGGGCGGCCCACGGGTCGCCTTTTTGCGTTCCGGTGGGCTGCCGCTGCTGCCACAGCCCACGGTATGCGCCTACAGTTCGATGGACATGATCGCCTCGATGCGACCGAACACCTCCCAGAGGGTTTCTTGGTTCAGCTTGCCTGCGAAATCTGCCTCGCGGGCAATCCAGTCGAGACTCTTGAGTTGGTGGGTCAGGACAAAGCCTGTCATCTTGGCTCCCCGGGGCAGGGGAACCTCGAAGTTACTGCCCTTGCCTTGATTGGTGATGGGGCAGACGAACGCCATACCGGTGGCGATATTGAATTCCTGCGCTGACAGGATAAGAGCAGGCCGACGACCGGCCTGCTCGCTTCCAGAATGAGGGGTGAAATCAAGCCAAGCGAGATCGCCTCGCTCCGGCTGATAGGTGTTCCCTGCTACCAAACTTCGTCTCCTTTGGGTTCGCCCCAATCCACCTCTGCGGACTGTTTGGGCTTCTCGTTCGAAAGCAGATCCGACAGTTTGAATTTTGGCCGAACGGGCTTGATGATCATAGCTCCATCCTCGCGGAACTCGATCTCAACGCATGAACCGTCATGCAGTCGGCTTTGATCTGTCACATGCCGGGGCAGCCTCAGTGCGAGGCTGTTTCCCCACTTCCTTACATTCAATTGCATCTCATGGTCCTTTCAACGCCGGCTTGGCGCGGGCAGCTGTGTAGATACCATGTAGAGCCGAACGCCGCCCTCGGCAATCCCTACCGCGCGATTGCAACCGAATGTGATCGCAACACACCACACCGGCCCGCCTTCCTTTTCCCCGGCCACCCCGCCGGTCGTCAGCGCCTGCAAGCGCCCTCGGGCGTCAACTGCGTGGCGGGCATGGGCTCATGGAGCGCAGATTGCAGGACGGGCGGGGACCAACCCACATCAGATAGGAGATATGCCATGATCGCTGGATGGCTCGTGATGATGCTCGCCATTGCCGCCGGGGACAATGCCCCGATGCCGCCCGCCGCCTCTCAGTGCGACCGCGTGGCCGTGACCAATGCCGATGGCTCGACCGCCTACCACACCTGCCGGTATTGAGATGATGGAGCTTTCCCGCAGCCAGTCGTTCGGCCTTGAGCTGGATATGCCTCTGGATGCGGGGATCGCGCGGCATGTGCACGTTCTGAGGGAGGCGGGCCTTGCGACCATCGAGTCATGCGAGGGCGGGCCGGGTCACTGCTTTCCTGAGCCTACGGTGCGCATCAAGGGCGATCATGCGGAAGGCTTCAAGGCCTATTCAGTGGCGCTCCAGCATGGCCTCAAGCCAAGGGCATTGGCTCGGATCTGGCATGTTGAAGATGGGGAGCTTAACGGCCCCGTCTGGGATCTGATCTTCCAGACGGAGCCTGCCTAACCGCTTAGCTCAAGCGCTTGCAGTGGTCGCACTTGTTTCGACCGCCAGTGCCGGACACGCGGTTTTCGCGCTCGATGTTGTTGCCCTCAGTGCAGCTGCTGTTGTCGTGATACACAGTCGTGCCGGGCTTCTTGGAATGGAATGGGGCTACTTTAGCCATCGTTGGAACCTTTCAAATCGTTACGAAGACGCTCACCTTCGTGCACGTATAGGTGGTGAGTCAACGCTCGTGGCGCACCACACAGCACCATCTCCTCAAATCTGAGGAAATGGTCAGGAGGGAGTATTTCCCAGAATCGGGAAAAACCTCAGGGCAGGGGGTTTTCCCCGGATCTGGGGGAAAGTCAGGAGAGGGCTACTGATCGTCCAGCTTGGCGCGCTTCGTGTCCTGGTAGTCAGCCATAAAGCCTTTTCGGATTAGCTGTCGGATCGCCTCACCGCGTGAGCCAATGTGGTTCTCGAATCGCCACTGATCGACCGCAGCGACTTCGCGCTGGGACATCATAATAACTACACGGGTATCTTTGTTCTCGCCTGCCATGGCACGAGCGTATGCCTCGCGGCGACGTTTAGCGCAAGTTTTTCAAGTTGTGCATGTTGTGCATATTGACAACTTGATAAACTTAAAGCGATGATGTAGCCATGATGCATGAAAGGAGAAAAGGTGCATGAACACGAAGATTGAGCAAATCACGCTGAAGCTGCCGAGCGACTGGAAGGTTGCGCTCAAGGTCGCAGCAGCCCGCGCCGGGCGCACGCTGAATGCAGAGGTCATTGGAAGGCTGAGCGAAGGCGTAGAGGCCGATCTGCAACGAGAGGCATCCGCACAAAAGTAAAGCCGCTGGGGCGGTCACCCCAACGGCTTTGATTGAAAATCCACCGATCTAAGAAGGATTTCACCGATGAATGTATCATCGAACCCTGAACAATTCAAGGCGTCTCGTCGCGCCGTCATGGCTGGCCTCGCCAGCGTCTCGGTCACGGTCACCGCAGGTAGCGCCGCATCGGCCTACCCGGTCACCAGCCCGCTCCGGGCGCTCTATCACGAGTGGCAGCAGGCGAAGGCGCATCTGTCCCGCGCCGATCTGACGGAAGGAAGCCCTGAGGAGGACGCGCTGTTCGACATCGTGACGGGCTGCTCCGACCGCGCGGCGGCATATGAGCCTGAGACGATCGAGGACCTGTGGTTCAAGATCCTGTTCGCCGACGACGATGGCGACATGAGTGTCAACATCGATCAGGAAGCGCTGGTCGTGATGGCCCACAAGATGACCGGCGTCCCGGCTGGCTAATGGACAGCATTGTCAGGCGCTTACGGGTCGCGCACACTCTAGAAATGACGGGGTGAAATCGCCCCTTTGATGCGCCGGCCCTAGGCGCAGTCGCGGTGCCCACCCTTGGTGGAACATTCAGTGGGCACCGCTTTCTCCCTCCAGCGCCCATAGGGCAGGCGCCAAAGATGAGCACGCAATGAACACACAAATCCAACCTGTCAACGGTTCCGCCCCGGCGCTCCGTGGAAATCAGCACTGGCCTGCACTGCGCGAAGCCGGGAAGATCGACCGCCTGAACTTCACCGACGCAATTGCGTCCTTTAATGAATACGTCGATGGCGAAGGAGAGGGCGCGACACGACCTGACCTCGCATATTCGAACTTCACTCGCTCGGTCTACGCGCCCTTCGGCCTCAACAAGGCACAGCGTGAAGCCGTGATGGCCGGTGAGAGCAAAGACCGCGACCTTTTTGATGTGGTGGAGCTTCGCTATCTCCAGATGGCCGAAAGCGCTGCCGCCATGATCCTACATCAGGGCATCGAGGCTGGCGCGACCCGCAAATCAATCAAGGTCGCTGTCCGTGATGAGTGCGGTCGCATCGCAGGGATGTATCGCCGGATCACCTCAGGCGTGTTTGGGGGAGGCAAAAGCAAATGAGCGAAGTCACCCTTTTCGATTACGGGCAGATCTCCGAGCAAGCCAACGAGGTCCGCGCCGCTGCCGAGCGCATCCGCCTTCGCATGAAGCGGACCGCCGAGGATATTCTTTCGATTGGTGCAGAGTTGGCAGACGTGAAGGAAAAGATGCCGCATGGCTCATTCGGAATATGGATCAGCGCTGAGTTCGGAATGACCATCCGGACTGCACAAAATTTGATGCAAGTGCATGAGCGCTACGGCAAATGCGAAACAGTTTCGCATTTGCCCCCCGCGGCGTTGTACGCTCTCGCGGCCCCATCTGTGCCGGAGGAAGTTCGGGCGGAGGTTCATAGTCGCGCGGCGGCGGGTGAAACCGTAAGTGCTGCTGAAATTAAGCGTCTCAAGCGCGAGCATGCCGCTGCCATCGAAGCTGCGAACAACCGGGCCTCCCAAGCCCAGCAGGAGCGGGACACCTACCGCCAACGGGCAGACAGCCTCGCAGACGGGCAGAAAGCCCTGATCGAGGAGGAGCGGCAGAAGGCACAGGCTGCGGCCAAGGCTGCTGTCGAGGATGAGTTGCAGGCTGCGATCGACGCCGCCGAGAGCGCACAGCGTCAGCTGGACAACGAGCGGGGCCGGTTGGAAGCCGCCGCCGCCGAAGCAGAGCGCCTCGCCAAGCAGAAGGCCCAAGCGGAAGCCGACAATCTGGCTCAGGCGGCTATGGCTGAAATCCAAGGCAAGCTGAACGCCGCGAAGGCTGAGGAGCGCCGCCTGCGCGATACCAAGGGGCGTCTGTCTCAGAACATCGAGCGCATGAAGGAAAGCGTCGAGAAGCATCAGGCATCGTTGCGCGATATGCGGAATGCAGACGTGGAAGCCGCGGCGATCCGCAACACCATGACCGGCGTGATCCAGTCGATCACCCTGGCGATGGCCGAGATTCACGACATAGAGCACGCCCATGGTGAGGAGGTAAGCGGCTCCATGATGCGTGCTGCCTCTGTCTGTCGTCAGTTTGCTGACGCGCTTGAGGCGTTCACTCAGGACGCAGGCAAGTCGGGTCCGACCATGCGGGTTGTCGGCGGCACCGGACCTAGCCTGTGATGTCCGCCCAAATCTGAGCGCACATGCCCACGTGGGGCGCGAAAATTCGACCGTTTATTATCAGTGGGTTAGGGTCTCCTCAAAAGTGAGGACACCCCCTGCCAGCGGGTATCGCGATGTTTCCCCAAAATTGGGGAGACGTCCTCAACAACAACGGGTCACCTTCGGGTGGCCCTTTCTCGTTACGCTGGTCCGTTCGGGCACCGGAACAAGTATCGGAAGGTGTAGTCGTATTCGTGCAGGTTGCTCGGTGTGGCGGATAGGTAGGTCGCGCCGGGACAGATGTCTTTCGCCTGCTGGATCATCGCAGCGGTAGGGTGCGCCTTGCCCCCCAGCGACATGTCATAGGCCCCACGGATCGTCACGGTGTGCTGCGTGACCTCATAGACGCTTCCGGGGGTGTCCTCGGGGACGGTGCATCCTGCCAGCGTGGCGATGGTCACGGCAACGGCTCCAACTCGAAACATCATTATCTCCTTCGGGAATAGACGACCGCAGTTGTGCACAACGCTGTGGCGAAAGGAAGCCTCATGGCTCGACCGACCAAGTATCAAGAGAGCTTCTGCGAGGACGTTGAGGCCACCATGCGCGAGGGTTTCAGCAAGATGGCTGCCGCCGGTCGGCTGGGCGTCTGCTACAACACGGTGCGCGCGTGGATGGAGGAACACCCCGAGTTTCTGCAAGCGGTAAAGCGTGGCGAGGCTGCACGGGCTGAGTTTCTGGAGCGTGGGCTGCTGTCTGCGGAGACGGGTCCTCAGGTCACAAGCCGGATCTTCGCCCTTAAGAACGCGGCCCCCGATGAGTGGCGCGACAAGCACGACTTCGACCACACGTCCCGCGATGGCAGCATGACGCCCAAGCCCAGCGTGATCGAGCTGGTCGCCAAGCCCGTCGAGCATGACGACAGCGAGGATTGAGCTACCCCCCAAGCTGGTCGAGAACTTCTCTCAGCCAGCGAAGCACCGCGTTTTCCCCGGTGGTCGGGGGTCAGGCAAGACCAAGGGCCTCGCGAAGATGGCCGCAGTCTATGGCTACCGCTTCGCTGAGGCGGGCAGGGAGGGGGTCATCCTCGCCAGCCGGGAGCACCTCAACAGCCTGGAGGAGAGCAGCCTAGAGGAGATCAAGGCGGCCATCCGGTCTGAGCCGTTCCTCAACGATTATTACGCATTAGGCGAGAAGTTCGTCCGCACAAAGAATGGCCGGGTGCGCTTCGCGTTCGCTGGCCTGCGGCACAACCTCGACAGCATCAAGTCGAAGGCGCGCATCCTGCTGAACTGGACGGATGAGGCAGAGGGTGTCTCGGAGGTCGCATGGCGCAAGCTGATCCCGACGATCCGGGGCGGCACTGATCTGGAGAACTGGGTCAGCTACAACCCGGAGAGCCCGGAGAGCGCCACGCACAAGCGGTTCATCGAGGGCAGCCCTTCGCGCTGCATCGTGACGCCGATCAACTGGCGCGACAATCCGTGGTGGGCAGAGAGCGGTCTGGAGGAGGAGCGGCTAGACGACCAGCGGCTACGCCCCGACACCTATGATCACGTCTGGGAGGGCGCATTCCTCACGCTGACCGAGGCGCAGGTATTCGGAGGCAAGTTCGAGATTGATGAGTTCGAGCCGGTTCACACATGGGATGGGCCATATCAGGGCGTGGACTTCGGGTTTGCGCAAGATCCGACCGTCGCAGTGCAGTGCTACATCAAGGGGCGCTGCCTCTACATCCGCCGCGAGGCGGGCAAGAAGAAGCTCACGCTTGATCAGACGTCGCAGTTCATAAGCGACCGCATCGATGGGTTCGACCGGCATGTGTCACGGGCTGACAGTGCGCGCCCAGAGAGCATCGACCACCTGCGGAGGCACGGTCTGCCTCGGATGCAAGCGGTCAAGAAATGGCAAGGCTCTGTCGAAGATGGGGTCGAGTTCATGCGATCCTTTGAGCGCATCATCATCCACCCCGATTGCCCGGAAACGGCGCGGGAATTCAGGCTCTACAGTTACAAGACCGATCGGCTGAGCGGAGACATTCTCCCGGTCATCGTGGACGCGAATAACCACTATATCGACGCCATCCGCTATGCGCTGGCCCCGATGATCCAGAACAAATCGCGGCCTCGCGTCAGGTCGCTATGAGGGCCGCTATGGGCATTTTCGACCGATTCAGACGCGCACCGGAGGTCAAGGAGAGCGCAGGCTACCGGCTGCACTATCAGCACGTTGCACCGGCGGTATGGTCCAAGCGCAATTACGCGGCGTTTGCCGATGAGGCCTATATCCGCAATGTCGTGGCCTATCGGGCGATCAAGCGGATCGAGGACGCTGTGGCCTCGGTCCCGTGGATGGTCTGGCAGGGCGATGAGGAGCTAACCACACATCCGCTCAAGGATCTGCTGGCGACCCCGAACCCCAGCCAAGGCGGCTCGGAGTTCTGGGGCGCGATGGCAGGCTTCTACATGATCGCGGGCAACGCCTACCTTGAGCGGGTGCTGGTGCAGGGCACACCCAAGGAGCTTTGGACGCTGCGCCCCGACCGCATGAAGGTGCTGCAAGGTGAGACCGGGCTTGCCTCGGGCTACCTCTACAAGGTGGGGCAACAGGAGCACCGCTGGGACGCTGACCCGATCACCGGAGACAGTGATGTCCGGCATCTCAAGGCGTTCCATCCGGTTGACGATTGGTATGGCCTGTCTCCGGTCGAGGCCGGGGCCTACTCGGTGGATCAGCACAACGAGAGCATGTCATGGATGCAGGCGCTCTTGCAGAACAGCGCGCGGCCATCCGGCGCGTTGGCGGTGAAAGATGACCGTGAGCTATCCGACGATCAATTCAACCGGCTGAAAGTCGAGGTGCAGGAGCAATACTCCGGGTCGAAGAACGCAGGGCGCCCCATGATCCTTGAGGGCGGGCTGCAATGGCAGGCCATGGGGCTCAGCCCCTCAGACATGGGCATCATCGAGGGTAAGCACTCGGCGGCGCGCGATGTGTGCCTTGCCTTCGGTGTGCCGCCCCAGCTGCTCGGGATTCCGGGCGACAACACCTACTCCAACTACGCAGAAGCGCGGCAGGCGTTCTGGGAGGACACGGTGATCCCGCTGGTCAAGTATTTCGCCAGCGAGATCAATGCATGGCTGTCGCCGTATTTCGAGGGCGCCGTGATCAAGCCGGACTTCGACCAGATCGAGGCCATCGCCGAAAAGCGCCGCGAAATGTGGGCCATGGGCAACAAGTCGATGGAGCTTACCGTCGATGAGGTCCGCGAGATGAAGGGATATGAGCCGCTCGGAGGCGAGAAGGGCAAGATGCTCATGGCCGATCTGCGCAAAGGTCAGCCCAAGGAGCCTGATGAGACGCCCTCGGAAAAGGCATGGCGCATTGCCTACGGCTGACGAGCGCAGGGCCGCGCAGGATGCCATTGCCGAGCGCGGCGGTGCAGCCCTCCTGACGGTGCTGGATGACGCCACACGCCACGCTGCGGCGGCCTTTCGCATGACCGGGCAAGTGACTGTGCCTGACGATCACCGCCAGCGCGTTGAGGGCGCGCTTCTAAGCATCTGGCGGGCCAGTGTGCAGCAGGCCGGGCGCAGCATGATCGATGAGTTCAAGGATCTGATGCCGGTTGAGACCAAGGCGGGCGAGGAAAGCCTGTTCGATCAGATACTGTCGGCCTTTGCGGAGGTCTTCGGGGGCCGAAAGGTCACGATGGTTTCGGACACGACTCGCGACCAGATCAGCCGGATCGCGGCGCGTGGCCAGCGTGAGGGCATGTCGCTCGCCGAGATTGGCGGCCTGATCGAGAAGATCGGCCCGGACTTCAACGGCACCCGCGCGGCGGTGATCGCCCGCACGGAGACGCACGGAAGCAGCGGCTACGCCACCCAGCAGGTCGCTCGCACCAGCCGCCGCCCGCTCCTCAAGCAGTGGGGCGCGACGGAGGACCATCGAACCCGCGACTTTGGCGAGGGTGACGGCGTGGTAGATGAGTATTCGCACCGCGCCATGGACGGCGTGAAGATCCCCATGGATCAGCCCTACCGGGTGCCCATGAAATACGGCGGCGAAGCGCTGCTGATGTATCCCGGCGACCCCAGCGGTCCCGCAGGCGCAATCATCAACTGCCGATGCGTCGAAACCTATGTGAGGCCAGAATGATCGAACACAAGCATGCGGCGCTGCAACTGGAGCAAGCGCCCGATGAGAGCGGCGTATTCGAGGGTTATGCCTCGGTATTCGGCGTGGTGGACAACGGGCTGGATGTGGTGGAGCGCGGCGCGTTCACCAAGTCGCTCGCAGGCCGCAAGCCGAAGATGCTGTGGCAGCACGACACCCACAAGGTGATCGGCGCATGGGATGAAATCCGAGAGGATGAGCGTGGGCTCTACGTCAAGGGCAGGCTGTTCGATGATGTGGCTCTGGGCCGGGAGGCAATGGCTCTCCTGCGGCATGGGGCCATCGACAGCATGTCCATCGGGTATCGCACCCTCAAGGCCGCCGATGAACGGGGCGGGGTGCGCAAGCTGGTCGAGGTCGAGCTATTCGAGGTGTCCCTTGTGACGTTTCCGATGCTCGACGCGGCGACCGTCACCTCGGTCAAGTCGATCACGACCGAACGCGAATTTGAGCGGTTCCTGCGGGATGCAGGCTACTCGCGAAAGGAGGCCGCGGCGATCACGCTGCACGGCTTCAAGGGCCTATCCGATCAGCGGGATGCTGGGGCGGACGAGGCAGACACCGCAGCAATCAAGACGCTGCATCTGCAACTCACCCAGCTGAAGGAGACAATCAATGGCTGATGGTGCATTCGACCTGTCGGAGGTCAAAACCCTCCTAGACGGGATCAACAAGGACTTCTCCAGCTACAAGGAGAAGAACGATGATCGGCTCAAGCAGATCGAAGAAAAAGGCTCGGCGGACTACGTGACCACCGAGGCGCTCGAAAAGATCGAAGCTGATCTGAGCAAGAAGCAGCAGCAGGTCGATCAGATCGAGCTTGCCATGAAGCGCAAGCCGGTCAAGGTCATGGACAAGGATGGCAACGAGATCGACCTTGACGCCAAGGCTATCGATTGGGCCAAGATTGTTGCCAAGGACACTGGCATGGTCGATGAGGCCAAGTCGTTCGATCACGAGGGGATGCAGGAATACAAAGGCGCATTCCTCCGTCTGGCTCGAAAGGCCTTCAACACCGACTTTCTCACAGACGCGGAGCGCAAAGCGCTGTCCGTGGGCTCGTCTTCCGATGGCGGCTTCTTTGTCACGCCGGATATGACGGGGCGGATGGTCCAGCGGGTCTACGAGACCTCGGCGGTTCGCGCTTATGCCTCCGTGCAGGTCATCTCGACCGACACTCTAGAGGGCTTCTATGACAACGACGAGGTTGGCTTCGGTTGGGTCTCGGAATTGGAGAGCCGCCCTACCACCGACACGCCGCAGGTTGCCCGCTGGTCGATCCCGGTGCACGAGATGTATGCGATGCCCAAGGCCTCGCAAAAGCTTCTCGACGACAGCGCGGTGGATATCGAGGAATGGCTGAGCGGCAAGATCGGTGATCGGTTTGCTCGTGCGGAAAACTCCGCGTTCGTGGCCGGTGATGGCGTGGGCAAGCCGCGCGGCTTTCTGGACTATGCAGACGGGACTGATCTGACGAACTCGGTCGAGCGCTTCCAGACTGGTGCGAACGGGGCCTTTGCTACCGCCCCGACTTCCGGCGACGTGCTGATCAGCGCTCTTTACGGCCTCAAGGCGCAGTATCGCAGCAATGCCACGTGGTTCGCCAATACGGCCACGCAAGCCGCAGTGCGGAAGCTGAAGGACAGCGACGGCAAATACCTGTGGCAGCCGGGTATTGCGGGGAGTCAGCCCGCCACCATCCTTGGCGCTCCGGTGGCCTCTTTCGAGGATATGCCGAACCTCGCCACTGGGTCCCTGTCCATGGCTGTCGGCGATCTGCGTCAGGCATACCAGATCGTGGATCGTATGGGCGTCCGCATGCTGCGCGATCCGTTCACCAGCAAACCCAATATCCTGTTCTACGCCACGAAGCGGACTGGCGGCGACATGATCAATGGCGAGGCGATCAAGGTCGTCGAGTTCAGCTCGTAAGGAGACGAAGCGATGCACGATAATCTCTCCACACAGCAGGTTGTCCACCTCGGCAACCTGACCCTTTCTGGCACCACCCCGGCGGCTTCCGCTTGGGTGGACCTGAAGGGGTACGACGCCTGCACAATCATGATGGTCAACAATACCATCACCGACGCAGGAACGGCTTCGGGGTTCACCGCGACGGTGCAGGATAGCGACACCACTGCCGCTGCTGATGCGGCCGCAATTGCCGCGACCTCCAGCGTGGACGGCACCACCACGACCGTCACTGTGACCGCTGATGATGCGGACAATACGCTTGCTGGTGCAGTGGGGTATGTCGGCGGCGCGCGGTATGTGCGGACCAATGTCGTCGGAACCACAGGCACTGACGCTGACGTCTCTGTGTTCGCGATCCTCGGCAAACCCAGCCGGGCCGCGACCACGTTCGTCGGCACTTCGGTCCCTGCGACCTGATCTTTGGCAGTAGGGGCCGGTCCGCTGGCCTCTATCCCTGAGAGCAGGAGAGCCCCATGACCAAAGCCAAGATCACCGCAGCGCAAGGCTATCCCTGCGCCCCTGACGGCCACACCGTGATTACCATTCCCTGCGGGTCCGTGGTGGAGGGCCGCATCGCCGAATGGGCGCTGGCGGATCGCTGCGCCTCGCGGATGATGGATAAGGCCGAGCCGCTGGAGAACAAAGCCGAGCGGCCACCTGAGAACAAGACGAAGCGCCGGAGGAAGTGATGCTAAGAGCCCCTGCAAAGCCCTTCCAGCGCCGCGCAAGCCGCATCGTGACGCCGCCTGCCTCCGAGCCGGTGACGAAAGACGAGCTGCGCGCCCATACCGTCACCGACAGCGACAGCCTGCCGGACGATCAGGCCGACGCCTATATCGAAGAGGCGCGTCAGTGGATCGAGGACGCCTATGGCATCGCGATGATCACCCAGACGTGGCGTGTGGCGCTGGACCGGTGGCCGAGCGGGCAGGAGCCGTGGTGGGATGGTGTGCGAGAGGGCGCAATCTCCGAATTGTCCGGGCCAAACCGCGTCTATGAGCTGCCCCGCTATCCGCTGATCGCGGTGGATGATGTGACGGCCTATGATCAGGCTGGCACGGATACGGCAGTGACGATCAGCACCACCTTCGACGTGGACACCTACAGCATCCCCGGCAGGCTGGCGCTCAAGGACGGCGCGACATGGCCGGTGGCGCTGCGCTCCACGAACGCAATCGATATCGTCTATCAGGCGGGATACGGCGCGAAGGACGATGTGCCCGCACCCCTGCGGCGCTCCGTTCTGCTGCTGGCGGGGTATCTGTTCGATCATCGCGGAGCCTGTGACCTTGGCAATGCGCTCAAGGCGAGCGGGGCGGCGTCTCTGGCCGGTCAGTATGCGGTGGCGCGGCTGTGAAGTGCTGCCAGTTCACTGCGGCGATGCTGCGCGAGGGCGTGACCTTCCAGCGTAAGAGCCGCACAAGGAACGCCACTGGCGGCTTTACTGAGGCATGGGCCACGTTGAAAGCGACCCACGCTTCCGTGAAGGCTCTCAGCGGATCAGAGCGATATGCGAGCGACAGGGTTGAGGCGACCGCCAGATATCGTATCGTGGTCCGGTATTTCTCCGACCTGACGGAGGAGGACAGGGTGCTGATCCGGGGGCGGGTCTATCAGATCCGGTTCATCAACAACGTGGAGTTCGCTGACCGTTGGTTGCAGATCGACCTAGACGCGGGGATGGCGACGTGACCATCACCATCCGCCTTGAGGGGCTGGATGAACTGCGCCGCCGCTTGTCCGATCTGGATGTGAGCATGGACAAGGCGCTGGACGACGCCATCGAGGATCAGGTGCTATCGACCCACGTTGAGGTCACCACAGCGATCCGCACAGGCCCGGCCAGCGGGACGACATATTATCGGATGCCCGGCGATAAATATATGACCGTCCGTGCGGGCAGTGCTGATGGACCTCCGGTCGCCTTCATTCCGGGCGGCGGTAAAAAGGGGATTAGCCCTGTTCACACTGCATCTGCGGCGGGGCAGGCGCCCATGTCAGACACTGGTGGTCTGGTTAAGAGCATCAAGATCGATATCAAGCCGCTGACCGCCACCGTGGGCAGCAATCTCGCCTATGCGCGATACCTCGAATATGGCACCCGCAAGATCGCCCCTCGCCCCGTCTGGGAGCCTGCTGCTGCCAAGGCAGCCAAGGAGTTCCGCGCCCGCGTCGAGGCCCGACTAGAGGACGCTCTGAGATAACATGAAACCAGCCGCTTTGCAGGCTAGCCTCTACCAGGTTCTGGTAGGGGATAGCACCCTTTTGTCTGCGCTGTCCTCAGCGTGGGGCTATGACGCCGTGTTCTCGGACGTCCCGCAGGAAAACGCCGACAACAACGCCTTCTATCCGTTCGTCAGCTTCGGCCCGACCGTGCCCACGCCATGGGACGACAAGGACGTGGATGGCGGTGATGAGCGGCTGCAAATCAACGTCTGGTCCCGCTCCGGCGACTGGATCGAAGCCAAGCAGATTGCCGAGCGCATCCACGCGCTCTTGCACCGAACACCCCTGACGATTTCGGGGGCTGTCCATGTGACCTCGGGCATCGAGAGCATGGATTTCTCAATGGACCCTGATGGAGAGACACGCCGCGCGCTGATCTTCCTTCGGGTTCTTTACCACGACAGCTAAGGAGGCTGACCAATGGCAGCACTAGCGGGCCGCGATCTGCGGATCAAATACGACAGCGGCGCGGGCGCCGTTGCGATTGCCGGGGCGCGGTCGGATAATCTGACCGTCAACAAAGGCATGATCGACATCACCGACAAAGACGACGAGGGCATCCGAACCTTGCTGGATGACATCGCCACCAAGTCGCTGACCGGCAGCGTAACCGGCGTCCTGAAAGACGCCACGCTGATCGATCTGGTAGACGGCACTGAAGCCACGCATCTCCCCGATATGGAGATCGAGGTCGTCGGCATCGGCACATGGTCGGGGAAGTTCTTCATCTCCAGCCTTGAGACGGCAGGCGAGGAAGGGGAGAACCCGGTGACGTTTACCGCGAACCTCGAATCCTCCGGCGCCATCACGTGGACGGCGGATACCTGATGCCTGTATTTCGTGATGTGCTGATCGAATGGCAGGGGGAAACCTACACTGTGACCCCCTCCAACCGCCTCCTTCGCAAGATCGAGGGCGAGGGCATCGAGTTGCTCGACGTGATCACCAAGATCAGCAATGGGAAAGCGCCGGTTTCCGAGATCGCCTTCATCCTGACGGAGTTCATCAACTCCGCTGGGGGACGGACGGACGAAGATACGACGCTCGGTGAGATCATGTCCGCGCTCCACAACGGCCAGTCCGAGCAATTCGCGGCAATCGCCACGGCTCTGGTGGAAGCGATCACGCCCAGCGAGATCGATGAAAAAAAGCACGTCGCCCCCGCCGCAAAACCCCAGCGCAAGGCCGGGGCGAAGCCCCAGCGCAAGGCCGGGGCGAAGCCCAAAAAATAGACTGGGACTTCATGTTCCTGTCTGCGCGCAAATGGGGATGGTCACCCTCTGAATTCTGGGACGCCACGATGAGTGAGTGGTTCCTGGAGTTCGAAATGCAGAGGGGGCCAATCGAAGGCGATCACGCCGGCGGCCTGACCAACGGTGAGGTCGAGCGCCTTTCCGCACTACTCGATGAGGACTGACGTATGTCTCTACCCCCTGTTCAGATCAGGATCACGGGTAACGCTGACGATGGCGTATCCGAAACCCGGCGGGCGAGCCGTGAGCTTGATAAGCTCAGTGCGTCGTCCGACCGGGTGCGTCGGTCCACCGGCAGCATGCAGCGTGGCGTTCAAAACGCGGCTTATCAGGTCGGTGACTTCGCGGTTCAGATGGCCGCGGGCACCAGCGCCAGCCGGGCTATGGCAATGCAGCTTCCGCAGTTGCTTGGTGGCTTCGGCATGCTGGGCGCAGTCATGGGTGCCGCAGTGGCTATCGCATTCCCGCTTCGCAGTGCGATGCAGGGTATCACTGAGGACGGGGGGAATGTCGCGCGCATGTTCGGCACCCTAGAGCCCGCAGTCCTGGCCATTTCTCAGGGCATCAAGGTCGCGGGCGAAATGTTCCACGCCGCTGCGGAGATCATGGTCAACAATCTCGACCGGATCATCATCACGGCAGGCGTTGCGGCCGCATTTTTCGGCGGCAAGTGGGTCGCCGGGTTCGTCGCAGCGCGGGTTGCCACGTTCAGCCTAAGCGCGGCGCTGGTGGCGCTACGGGGCGCGCTGATCCGAACCGGCATTGGCGCAGTCATCGTGGCTGCCGGTGAGCTGGTCTATCAGTTCACGCGCCTATCGACCGCAGCCGGGGGCTTTGGCGAAGCGCTCAGGCTTGTCGGGAATGTTGCGCTTGAGGTGTGGCAGCGCATCGGGAATGGCGTGGGGTTCATCTCCAATTCTGTCGCCGCCATGTCATCGTCAATTCAGGCGACCTTCATCGGGGCGCTGAACAAGATGGCGGGTGCGTTCATCGAGTTCACTTGGCAGATCGCCGAGGGGATGAACGCCATTTTCCCGTCGCTCGGATTGAGCGGGGCGGATGCTGGGATCACCCAGACACTCGCCAAGATGCAGATGGATGCCGAGGGGCAGGCGCAGGGCTTCGCCGCGGCGGCTCAGGCCTCCAAGGAGGCGATGCTCGCACCCATTGAGAGCATCAAGGAAATCCGAGACCTTCTGACCGGTATGAAGGAGGAGCGCATTACCCTCCCGAGCATCCTTGGCATCGGTGACGATGAAGAGGATGGCGGCGCGGGTGGAGGCAAGGGCGGCAAGGAGAAGAAGACCCTCGATGAGAAGCTGACCGATCAGGAAAACCGGATCAAAGAGCATCTGGACCGCATCAAGGCGCTGACCAAGGGCACCCTCAGCGACAAGCTGGGCGCGTGGGGCGATTACTTCGGCAATCTGACCACGCTCACGGGCACAAGCAGCAAGAAAATGCTGGCGATTGTGCGAGGGTTCAACGCCGCGCAAGCGCTCATGGATGCGTGGGGGGCCTATACGAAGGTCCTCAACTCGCCAGAGCCAATGCCATGGTATGCGCGTTTGGCGGCGGCAGGAAGTGTGCTGGCGGCAGGGCTTGGCGCTGTGGATGCGATCAAGTCGGCGACCGAAAGCGGCAGCAGCGGCTCTGCATCTTCTGCAAGCGCCTCCAGCGCAGCAGCCACCCCGCAGAACGTGATGAACGCCAACATCAGTCTCGTAGGCGAGGGCAACATCAGCCGCAGTTCGGTGCGCGACCTGTTCGCCACGATCAATCAGGGTCTCGATGACGGCTACGTCCTCGGCAGTATCAGGGTGAACGGATGAAAATTTATCCCGCAAAGATCGTGACCGAGATGAGCGACGAAAGGCGCGCCGCCCTCCATGATCTCATGGATCAGTTAAACGAGGCCCTCGCGGAATGCGGGGCAGGCTCGATTGGCTATCCGCGATTTGATGAGATCGGCGACATCGACGAGAGCGACGATCAATGCCAGTGATTTTCCAGACCAGCTACAGCCTGCCTGTTGACGACTACCCGCTGACCCATGCTCGGATTGCGCATGCGGGCAACTGGCTGTCGGGGGGCACGGTGACAGCGAGCGACACGAACGCAGACTATTTCGCGGACGGACCGGCCAACTCCATGACCTACGAGAAGTGGAAGCCCGACACGCTGCCCGCGACATGGGAGTATGACCACGGTTCCGCGGCTGAGGTGGATTACTGCTGCATCGGGGCGCACACTCTGGGCACCAACGGCAACACGCTCCAGATCCAGTATTGGAACGGCACCAGTTGGTCGGGCGTCATCCCGGCCACAGCCATCACGACCGATCAGCCCATCATGGCGATCTTCGGCCCTCAGACGCGCACTGAGTGGCGCATTCAGGTCAGCGGGGGCACTGCCCCCACCATCGGCGTGATCCGCTTCGGCAAGGCCATGCAGATGCCACAGGCTATCTACGGCGGCCACACCCCGATTGATATGGCACGGCAGACTACCATGCGGTCGAACATGAGCGCATCGGGGGAGTTTCTGGGACGCACCCGGCAGCGCACGTCGCTGGCGTCGTCCTATGATTGGCAGCACCTCAAGGCGAATTGGGTGCGCTCGACGTGGCGACCGTTCCAGATCGCGCTGGAGCAAGACCCGATCTTCCTCGCGTGGCGCCCCGGCACCTTCGGCGAGGTGGTCTATGGCTGGACCGGCGAAAACCCGACGCCTTCGAACATGGGCATCAGAGACCTGATGTCGGTGTCTCTCAGCCTGACGGGGCGCGGCTATGACTAGTCGTGAGACCGTCACCATCGTGGAGATGGAGCAGCCGTTCTGCGGGAACACCTATGGATCTTCGCCTTGCACGGCCTCTGGGGATGCGGCGCGCAAGTGCTTCAACACCCGCGCGACCTGCCAAGACCCGGACAACTTCGCGCTGACCACCAAGAGCCTGTTCTTCTCGACGGGCACGGTGGCGGAGCGGGGCGTAGAGGGCGCGCCATACATCATCCCGTCCCTGACGCGGGTGACCACCAATCCAAGCCGGATCAACCTGAGCGCGGCAGACCCTGACGCCACCGGGCTTGGGACGCGCGCCACGCTGACCGTGAGCTTTGACGACCATCCGCACAGCGACCGGGTGGTGGACCCCTACCGAGCGGATCGCGGCTACGACCCGATGACGAAAGGGTCATTCTGGACCAAGTGGTTCGTCCGCAATAAATATCGCTTCCGCATGCCGATCCATATCTACGAGGGCTATGCCGGTCAGAGCCTGAGCGAGATGCAGCGGCGCAGCTACCTGACCACGGGCAGTTCATGGCCAAGCGAGGGCAGCGGGCCGACCTTCCAGGCCAAGGACTGGCTGAGCCTCTTGGAGGAACGCAAGGCGCAGGCTCCTGAAGCATCGCCGGGGGTTCTGGTGCAGGATATCGGCTCTGGCTGGTCCAGCGTCGAGGTCGAGGGTGCGACCGCTGACGACTACGAAGCGGCGGGCACCCTGCGGATCAATGACGAGCTGATGACCTATACCGGGATCACGACCGGTGCGGAGAGCATCACCTTCACCGGAGTCACGCGCGGCACGGACGGGACCACCGCCAGCAGCCACAGTGAGGGCGACACGGCGCAGCGCTGCGTCCGCTATACCGACGCCACGGTGCAGGAGGTGCTTGAGGACCTGCTGATCACATGGGGCGGGATCGAAGCTGAGCGGATCGACAGCGACGGCATCGCGGATGAGTTCGACAGCTACCTGCTGCTCTATCGGCTGACCACGGTGATCTCCGATCCGGTGAGCGTGGCGACCCTGCTGAGCGAGCTACAGACCGAGGTGGGCTTCTACATCTGGTGGGATGAGCGCGCCGCACTGATCAAGGCGCGTGCGGTGCATGGCGTGGCGAGCGAGCCGCCGATGATCACATCCGAGGATCATATCCTAGCCGGGTCTTTCTCGGTTGTGGATCAGCCCCGCAGCCGGATCTCGCAGCTGTGGTTCTACTACGACATCCGCAGCCCGGTGGGCAGCCTCTCCGATCCAGTGAACTTCCGCACGGTGCAGGTGCAGGCCGATCTGGCGAGTGAGGGCGATGAGCAATACGGCGAAGCGTCAATCAAGACGATCTACAGCCGCTGGGTCAATACCGGCGCGCTGGCGCTGAATACGACATCGAAGATCATCACCCGATACGCCAATGTGCCGCGGACTTGCACCTTCCGGCTCGACGCCAAGGACCGCGCCTACTGGGTCGGCGATACGGTGAAGATCAGCCACTTCATGGAGGTGGACGATTTCGGCGACCGCCGCACCGCGCGCTGGACCATCATCAGTGCCGAGGAAGTCGAGCCCGGCCACACCATCGAATACACCGCTGAGGATACAGAGCTTTACGGCGTCGTGCCCGGCATTCTTGAGGACGGCTCACCGGATCACACGACCGGAGCGAGCATCTACGAAGCCTACATTGGCGACAATGACGGCCTGCTCTCTGACGGCACTAACTGCGCGAGGATCGCATGACCACCTATACTCCGATTACCGACGGCGCGATTGATCAGGACAGCCCGATCACGGTCGGCCTGATGACTGCCCTGCGAGACAATCCCATCGCGATTGCCGAGGGCGCACCGGGTGCTCCGCTCATCAATGGCGCCATCGCAGCGGCTGGCGCGGCGGGCGCGGTGGGCACCTATTCGCTCCTTCGGCGCACGTCGAGCAAGGGGGAGGGCAGCGGGGAAACCTTGGGGGACGAAGTGTCGGGATCGGGGCTGGCATATTCCGGCATTAACGGCCCTTACGATGGCACCTCAGGCACTTATTCAGTCGCCTACATGACCGAGGGCTTCGCGGCGCCAGCAGGCCGATGGCGCTGCATGGGTGACGCAAGGACTCCTAACGTCAGTGGCGCGACGGTGGGAAGCAACTACTCAGCGACAAATTGGCTAAGGATCGACTAATGAAAGTTCGCAATATCAACCCGCTTGCAGACGGTCGCATCGACTGCGAAATCAACCTCCGTGGCGAGTGGATGACTTACACCACATCGCCGCATGACCCCGACACGCGCGGCCAGAAGATCCACACCATCGTCTCCGCGCTCCATGCTGGCGAGGAAGTGCCCCATGTCGGCGATGACGTGCTACAGCCGCCGACCGCCGAGGAAATCCTCCGCCGGGCGCGGGCCGCTCAGGTGATCGACAAGGCGATCTTTGCGCGGATGCTCCGTAAGGTCGATCTGTGGGCGCCCTTCAAAGCGGCGCTGGCGGAAGCGGGCGAGGACGCGCAAGAGGACTGGGGTCTGGCATCCTCCATCAGCCGCATGGACCCGGTGTTCGTGCCGATCCTCTCCGGGCTTGGCCTGACACCCAAGCAGATCGACCTTGTGTTCGGCATCAAGTTCATCGCCGAGTAACCACCCCCACATTCTAACTGACCTGACCCGCCGCGAGCGGGCTTTTTTATGGAGGCCATCATGGCAGACCGTTTCGAGAACTATGGCGTAGGCACCACCTCCCCGGCGACCCGGCAATATGCGATCACCCCGACCGATGGGGTGGATCTGGACCCGCGCCCCCGTGCGCTCTTCGTCCTGACCGATGGTGACCTCGTGATCCGCGACGAACTGGATGCCGAGATCACCTATCCGGTTACCGCTGGTTCGCTTCTGCCGTTCCGCGCCGTGGGGATTGAGGCGACGGGCACCACGGCCACGGTCGCAGGCTGGGACTGATCCGATGCAGATCGGTCTCTCCCTCTCCCTCGGTGCCAATCTCCGCTCCGGGGGTGCATCCTTCAACCCCGCGTCCCTCTTTGCGAATGGCGATGGCGCGCTGATCCAGCGGCGAAGCGATGCCTTATTCGTGGAGAATACGGCCTCCACCCATGCGGTCGATACGAATGCCGTGGGCTTTGCGACCGACGGCTCCGAGGGGGCCGGGTATTCGGGCGGGGCGTTCACCGGGCTGGGAGCCGATATCATGGTCGGTGGCGAGTTCAGCTCCGCCACCGGATGGACCCTTCAAGCAGGCTGGTCGATCAGCAGCGGCGAGCTGCACGCATCTGGTGCGACAGGAAATGACGAGGCGTTTAGACTAGACATCCCGATCGCAAACGGGACTGTCTATGTCGTGGATCTCGATATCACCTCCTACACTGGAGGTAGTGTCCAGTCCAAGCTTGGCGGGAATGCCGCCATCGCGTCGGCGTCTGCAATCGGGTCATATACCGTGCCGGTCAAGGCGGGCTCAGGCGGAAGGACCGTTGCGCTCAACGGTAACGACTTTACCGGCAGGATCGATGACGTCTCCGTCCGCGAGATCCCCGGCAATCACGCCACCCAAGCCACCACCAGCTACAAGCCCACGCTTCAAACCGGCGGCCTGCTGTTTGATGGCAACGACGACCGGCTGACGGGCCTGCCCGCCGCCACCACCTCCGGCACCCTCGCCGCGCGGTTCAATGGCTCGACCGCCAGCAAGGTGATCCTCGGATCGCAGGCGGCGTCTGATGGGCGGTGCTTCCTCGCGCTTGATGCCAGCGGCAAGGTCTCTGCCGGGATCGGCGGGGACGGCACCTCCACCATCACAGGCGGCGCGGATATCCGGGACGAATGGCACACCGCTGCTGTGACGTGGGATGGCTCTACCGTGACACTCTATCTCGACGGCGTGTCGGTCTATTCCGCCGCGCAGTCCGGTGCGGTCAATACCACCGTGGCGATGATGCTGGGCGCGCTGAACGCCGACGGAAGCGCGGCCGCTTTCTGGGCGGGCACCGTGTCCGATGCGCTGGTCATCGACCGTGTGCTGACCACCGACGAAATCACAAACCTCAACAGCTATTGGAGTGCTTAACATGTCCACTATGCCTTGCATCGTCATCTGCCCTCAAGACAAAGCCGATCATCTATCCAAGGTGTTCGAAGCCATGGGGCGCGGCCCGAACAGCTTCGTCACCGGTCGCAAGGTCTGCGCGAAAGACCCCGCGGCAACGCAGTCCACACCGCCGACGCATCGCTTGATCCAAGACATGAGCGCGACCGCTGAGCTTGAGGACATGTGGCGCAAGATGGCCGCAGGTGAGGCGATGCCGCAGATCATCTGGTCCGAGACCGGGCTGGTGACCGAGAGTGAAGCCGTGGCCTCCGCGCTGTCCATGACCGTCTTCTCCGTGGCCGGGGCTGAGGCTACGAACTGGGGGCCGGAAGGTATCCTCGATCAGCTGGGCCTCCAGTATGTGCCGGAAGTCGAGATCTGATGACTGCCGCCCTAATCGCCTACGCCTTGGCGCAGCTGGCGGATATACTCACCACCCTGCGCGGTCTGCGTCGTGGGGCGGTGGGTCAGCTTGACCGCTGGGCGATGGAGAGCGTCGGCGGGTCCGGCTGGGTCGTCTTTAAGATGGTGCTGACCGGCTGCGCGGCGTGGGCCTTCTGGGCGTCTGGCGCTGAGTGGGGCCTGTGGCTGGTTGCTGCGGTGACGGGCGCGGTGGCCGTGCGGAATGTGTGGGTGACCTGATGGAGATCGGTGAGGCCCTCACGGCGCTTGGCGGGGAGATCGGCGTCCTTCCGGCGCTCGTCATCCTCATCTTGGGCTGGGCCTACTGGCAGAAGTCCAAGCGCTGCGACGAACTCACGGAGCGCCTTTTCGAGAGCAATCACCAACGGGTCGAGGAGGGTATTCGCCGTGAGGTGTCTATCGAACAAAGCCTTCGCGATATCACAACGCTGATCGGGCGGAGCGTATCATGATGCAATGGCTACAGCGCAAGCACCGTGGGCGGCTCCGGCACGAGGCTGCCAAGCTGGCCGAGATGGAGCGTGAGTTGGCACTCAAGAAGCTCCAGCGGGAATCCATGCAGAAGCTACTCGCGGACACTCTGGCCCGCACCATCCCCCCAAAGATCACGAGGGACACCAAATGAACGTGAACACTGCGACCGCCATCATGGCAATCATCGGCGGCCTGCTCTGCGCACGGGGGTATTTCCCTCATGTGAAAATCCTTGGCGGATCAGCCGCCGACAATCTGGCGCGGGGGCTGGGGCTATCGGCTCTGGGCGTATTCCCACGGGTGTTCTGGTGGGATCTGACGCGCCTGCTGCTGGGCCAAGAGTGGTGGCCGGTGGTGCGCGACCTCATGGGCGGCGCGGCGATCAACGCAGCCTTCAACCTGATCCTGCTGGCGGGCGTGTATTTCGTTCTCCGCGCCCGGTATCTGATTATCCCTGAGGATGAGCGCGGGAAATACAACATCATCACTGCCGCTTGGTATCCGAAGACAGTTCGGCTGCGGCTGCTGATCCGCCGCGACGACTGATCCTCCCCCATATCCGACCCTTCGCCCCGCCATCGTGCGGGGTTTTTTATTGGAGTGACCCCACATGAAAATCGCTATCGTCGTGGGCCACAACGCCCGCGCTCAAGGTGCTGTCCGCGCGACGGATGGTGTCTCCGAATTCGTCTGGAATAGCCATCTGGCGGACTTGATCCGCGACCATGATCCGATGAACGTGCGCATCTTCCATCGCACCTATGGCGGGGGCTACTCGCTGGAGATCGACCGCGTCTATGCGGACGTGGATGCGTGGCGCGCTGACTGCTCCGTGGAGCTGCATTTCAACGCAGCGGCAGCGTCGTCCGCCGCCGGGTGCCTCACGCTCTCCAGCGGCACGTCAGGCTCCCTGCGGCTGGCCGGCGCGATCCAGCGCCGCACCCTCGCTGTGCTGGGTAACCGAGATCGGGGTATCGACAAGGTGTCTCGGACGGATCGGGGCGGGCGCTCTCTCTGGCAAGGTCGTGCGCCGGCGGTTCTGACCGAGCCGTATTTCGGCAGCAATGCTGAGGAATGTATCGTGGCGGATCGCAACAAGGGCAAGCTGGCCGGGGCGATCTATGAAGCGTGCTGCGAGGTGGCCCGATGATCCGCCTCGCGCTCGCCGTCCTCATTGCCTCCGCTATCCCCGCCGCCGCGCAAGCACCTTGCGCCCCACGGGATGAACTGCTGGCCCGGTATGCCGCCAAGTATCGCGAGGCGCCCCGCATGATCGGCCTCACGCGGCAGGGCAATCTGGTGGAAATCTGGGCCTCCGAGAGCGGGACATGGACCGCGGTTGTCACGCAACCCTCCGGGCAATCGTGCATCACGGCTGTCGGGACCAATCTCACGCTGCTGACCCCCAAGCCGAAGCCTGCGCCGGAGCGCAAGGGGTGACCCGATACGCGCTCTCTGCCGCGCTGCTGGCCATCCTCGCCCTCGGTGGGTGGGCGTGGCTCCAGACAGCCCGCGTGGCGTCCCTAAGCGATGATCTGAGCGAGGCCCGCCGGGAACTGGCCGTGGCCGAGCAGGTGGCCACTCAGGCGCGTGAGGCGCAGCGTGTGGCCGATGCCTATCGTGCCGCCGCCGCTGATCGTGCCCGTGAGTATGACACGCTCCGCGAGGGGCTTCTTAGGAGAGACGACGATGCGCCTATTCCTGATATCCTGCGTGATGCTGTTGAGCGCCTGCGCGCCCGATCCACAGGTGGTGCTGAGAGCGCCGGAGATTCCCGCTGATCTGCTGACGCCGGAGCCGGTGCCCGCGCGCCCCGCCGAGACGCTGGCCGATGTGGGCCTGCTGCTGGTGGACTATGACGAGGCGCTAGGGCGGGCGAATGGGAAGATCAGCGCGATTGGCGAGATCGTCGGGCCGCAGTAGGTGTATTGCAATCGCACTCCGGTATGCCTCAGTCGCCGGTATCATCGCGCCGAGGCGGATACTTTCTCTCCGCAGTCGCTTGCGCACGCGCATCGTCCCACTTGAGAAACGCATACCCAGCGTAGCCGATCACAGCGCAGATCAGCACGACTCCGATGATAGCTAAGCCCAGCTCCCCCACTGCGAACCATCCGAACTTTTGACCCGCCCAGATTAACGAGGCGGCGGCGCCCATCGCTGGCACGAGCAGTATGAGGCCAACAAGCACAGGCCCCCTTCGCGGATCGGCTCGCCTCATCTCATCGGCCATCTGATAAGACCAGAGCGCGATTTCACTCTGGCTCATGTGCTTCGCTGATCCGCTTCCGATAAGCGCCTGCATTGCGGCGACGGCTGCCTTACTCCGGTTCAT